TTTATCATCAGCCATTTTTCACCAGTTGTTTGAAAACTTCCGTTGTCGTCATCTCACTGACTGATTTCTCAGTCCATAAGTCACTCTGCAATGAATTGATGAACTGTGTCTGCTTGTTCTCTTTCTTGTGAGGCTGACAAGACACATTCACTGCATCCATCAACTCTCTTGCTCTCAAGTGCCTGATCGCAGAGTGGTAGCGGTGATAGTCGGTGAAGCTCAAGGTGTCTATTGTTCTTGGTGCCCATCCGTACCATCTCGCCAACTCCGCATCAGTTATGTCATCACAATCTAGCTTTTTTTTTCACCCATCACATACTGAGCAAGCTGATTGAATCCATCAAAATCAAGGGCACTCAAGAGGTCATCCGATGCGCCACAATCGCGCAACAAATCCTCCTGAATGTCCATCAGTTGATCTGGGTCTTTCTCCTGGTCAACTTCTTTCATCTTCTTGAATAGCTTCTTTGCCTCGACTGCACTACATCTGCGCAGCTCGTACACCTTTTCTCCTAGCTTAACTTCTAGCTTTGGACTGGATAACTCAAGCATCTATATCTCCTATTTATTTCAGCAATTTCTGCTGTTGATCGCCAATGATGAAATGGTTCTGAGCATCTGCAATCAATGGGTCTGGAAGAAACTGAAACTCAACATTGATGAGCTTGTTGCTCTCTCCACTGTAGTTTGTGCTTTGAACCATTGGATATGCTCGCCATGCACAGATGTTCTCAGTGCGGTCACTTGAACCAAGACGAGTCGGGTTGATAATCAACCTGCGACAGTATTGCGAGATAGCATCAAATCGCTTCGATGAACCCCAACCAGTCACCTCAGTGCCAGCTGCAGGTGTTACCGATGCGCCACCAGCCTCAAGCAATGTCTTGAGCTTCGCAGCAGTTGATTCCTTCATCGCAAAACTAACACCAGACACACGACTTCCTGTCTTGATCTTCTCGATGATGGTCGTGCCTTCCTGCTGTGCAGTGACGTCGAACATATCTTCTTCAAGTGCAAATTCTGTATCTCCCTCGATGAAGCCCATGTCAAAGCTAGAACCTGCAAGCTGTTGAGTGATAGTGAAACCAGTTGAACCTGTATCAACTACACCAGCAGTCACTGTGCCCTCTGCAGCGTTTTGCAGAACAAATGTAGTTGAGTCGTTCGGGTCAATCTTACAGTTGACACCACTCACAGCATCAAGTGCTGTCACACAAGCAGCTGCGACAGTTGCCGCCGTATCATCTGCACTGATATCAACCTCAATTGCAGTGAAGCCCGCAGGTGTTGGGTCAACACTACCATTATCGACATCAATCCAAGCGTAGTATCCTGTGCCACTTGCAAGATAGAATGTGAAATATGTAGCTCCCAAGTTACCTGAACTATCGGCCACTGCTGTCACTTTGGTTGTTTCAGAATTGGCCCATGTATAATTAGCTGGCTCAATTCTGATGTTTGAAATTGTGTTTGCCATTGTTGATCTCCCTATGATGATGATTCTTGAAAGCAGAAAACCTGCGTATATTCTAGCACTAACTCACCTCTGACAATATCATTATTGTCATCAGTATGTGGCACAGCAGAGAAGCTGTCCATCATGACATTGATGATGCCATCAGCATCTGTTCGGTTCTGAATGTCCATTGCCGTGTTCAATATCGTGTTCAGGTCACGCAATGCCTCATCCATAGTCTCATTCGTGTTGCGTCTACCCTTGTTGTAATAGCGGATAGTCTGAGGATTAGTCACCTGAACATAGTCCTGACCATGCTCATCAGCCACAACAGTGCCCTGTTCCAGGTGAAAAGCCTTGGCCAGCTTGCTGTTGCCAACATCCTCAAAGTCAAAGGCATCTTTCACCGCCACATAGTCCAGTGATTCCATAATCTCAAACAGCTTTTCTCTAGGTGCCAAGAAGCTCATCTACGAAGTACCTCACCACCAAGAACAAGAACACCCTCACCGATGTCAGCCTTGCCATCATTGTCCGTATCAAGCCGCAAAATAGCGCGGTTTCTGTGTACTTCCTCCAGATGCTCATAATCCCTAGCCTTAGCAAAGAAATCATCATCTGGGTCATTTGATAGATCGTCAAAGATCAAGCGCAATGTCAGGTATATAGACCAATCCTTGACCTCATCTGGCTGTGTGAAAGCCTTCAACTCTAGTGGATCTCCATCTAGATCGACATACCCAGCACGATTCAGATACTCCAATATGAGCTGTTGAGCCCTTCTATGCATATGCTTGTATGTATTGCGACCCTCTGGAAGCCAATCAAGAATATCATACTTGTGAGCAATCAAATCAGCATCATCTGAAAACAGAGCATCACCGCCCTCAGAGTACACGTTGATGTATTCAGTGACACTGCTAGTGCCAGTGCCATCACCAATCTGCAACGTCACAGCCCTCGGCATCCATCGCACTCGATCACCTGTCACTGTCGTGATACTTCCATAATCATTATCACCAAATCCTGGCTTGGCTGTGATGTTCAGAATCGGCAAGATAGAAACGAGTGTGTTTGTGCCAGTCTGTGGAAGCAATGAAAAGCTGCCATCTGCAGCAATCGTCACCTTGTCATCAACACTCACGCTCACTGTGTAGGTGAGTGCGCCAGTTGCATTGAGCTGAGTCTGGATTTCAGAGGCGAGGGCGGCCAGAGTGTACGTGGTGCTGCTCAAGGTTGCTGTGAGCTCTGCACCGCCCTCATTGAAGTCTAATTTATTATTTGTGGAATCAATGTCAATAGAGAACGTGTTGAACTGCCATTCAAGAAACCTATTGTCAACAGTGCTGCTGAATACATTCACCGCAGAACCATCAGCACCAGGTGTGACAGTCATGCTGGTCAATGGGTCAGAGCCGCGTGATGCAAATGACCGCTTGGCGTTCATTCTGGTCATGTCCTTGACCTGGACCTTCTTCTCTATACTAAGATGTGGAAACAATGCCATTGATTAAGTCCTTATCAAGCTGTCCATGTAGAAACTCTTGTCAATCTTTGCACCATACGTCGTGCCACCAGCAGTCGTCACTTGAATTGAAACCTTGTGATACCCAAGCTGCAAGCTAGTTACATCAGCACTTGATGGTGTTATATCATACACCGTCGCACTGACAACAGTCACATCATCATTGGTGAACTTCACAAAATCACCATCCTCACTCTCAAACTCTGTGACGATAGTCGAGCCAACAAGTGTGAAATCAGTCACACCCTGCTGGACCAGCAACGTGTCATCAAGCTCAACCCGTATCTTCGCATCTGTGCCTTTGAAATATGTTACCTTGCTCATCCCTTCAAAACTCCTGTCAATGGACCGCCAACAATCTCAGCTTGCAGTGATTCGGTGACAACCTCAATACTATTCAGCGTGCCTGTCTTATTGTTCGATGTTGAGTTGGCTTTGTAGCTAACACCTGCAGCAACATTCGTCACACCTGGGTCAGTCCACCGATCTGAACCATCATATGTGCCTGTCACACCGTTGATGACTTCACCAGTTTTCACAATGCCAGCCGATGGGATTGCATACTTGTTATAAGCATCAACCTTCACAAACTGTGTTCTGCTCTCTCCATTCAAGCTGCCTGTGGAGTCATCCGCAAGTGTGACGGATGATGGCCCCCATGTTGAGTCGTCGTTAATTGCAAGTTCAACGGCATGAACATATCCAGCTGAGTAGTTCACTCCTGTGCCTACAGTCCAGTCACTAATAAAAGTAGACATATCGCCAGAGGCAAAAGACGCGGCACCAGTCCCCAATAAAACTCCATCGGCATAGACCGACATATTTGAGCCGCTTTGCCCGTCCCACTTGATTAATATATCGTGTTCACTCCCCGATGTTGGTGAAAACGCGACTGTGAAATTGAAAATCAACTCAATGCGCTCGCCGTACATCTGAATCAATAAGTTACCCGACGTTTGATGCTCCACAGAGAGGCGGCCAAATTGCGCTGGCGAATTAAAATTAAATAGACCGTTATTGCCTGAAGGGTTGCCGCTATAGGTCCACAGGCCACGAAATAAAATGGAAAAGCCATTGCTGGGAAAAGTGCCTCGCAAGTCCCAAGAAATAGCATTAAGACTTACACCGTTTGGGTCGGCTGGTGCCTTACCAGTGAAAATATAAGAGCCGCCCAGCACTCCAGCGTCCGGTGTTACCTCGACTAAGTTTGTCGAATTATAGATACTAGGCGTCGCCTGTGAACTTGTATATCTAGGCGTTAACGAGTCGCCACGAACACAAAACACTACTGCCATGCTAATCCTCCAACCAACCGATAGCAGCGTCAACATCAGTTGTGCCGCTCGTCGCTTTGACCGCAACAGTTAAAACATCACCACGGTCCAAAAAGACTTCATACTGCTTCAGGTCTAAAATTTTATCGCCAGTTTTACTGAGAGAAAAAGCTGCAAGCTCAGTCTCACTTGAGATTGTTGTTCCTGCTGTGTCGTACTCAACGAAAGAATCATCTGTGTGACTTGTCCAATTCGGTTCACCTGCAATCGTTGCATTGAGATGAACTTGAACCTGCGCTGGCTTTGTCCCATCAACTGCAACTGAAATAAATTGCGGCAACACTTCTGACAAGTTAACGAATCCTCTAAATTGCTTCGAGCATCTTATTGAAATTATATTTGTCAAAGTTGTCCCAACGTTCGACTTTGAATTAGAATGAGCTGTTGGATTTCTAAATGAAGCTCTTTCACCTTCAACAAATCCCGCAGCACTCGCACCGTAAATGCTTGCATCTGTCGTGCTACCCAGTGAGGCAGCAAACCAACCAATTTTAAAGTTTGGAATATCAAGATGCGGAACCTCAGCACTATTCGGATATTTCAATGTGTAAACAGTTACCCAACTACCATCGTTCGGATTGTAAATTGAAAATTTGATGCTTGCATAGCCGAGATACCCGAACTCAATCTGGTAGATATTCCCCTTGGTCGGGTCAAATAAACCATCGCCGAACGGGTCTGTGATGTCCCAGTCTGATTGATAATACCAAGCGTCTGTCACCACAGTACCTGCACCCGTCTGTGCAAGACTACCCGCAAATGTTCCATCTGAACCAATCGAGTAAGCGCCTGTCGCTGTGCCGACTGCTGACTTAATAAAAACAACAGTGTCGCCATTCTGTTGCGCTTGCCATGTTTTATCTGTGCCAAACTGTGAATCTGTTGCAATCTCAAACGCGTTATGAGCAGCAGTGCCCGATGTTACACTAACACTATAAGTAGTTCCATCGAGTTCAATGTCACCAGTTTCAGCACCACTCGCCGCAGCACTAATAGTCAACGTGCGAATTTCTAACCTTCCACCTGTGCGATGAAGAACTCCAAAACCATTGTCACCATCATGCCCAAAACTCAACTCAGTACCTACACCGATGCCGCCAGCCCTTTGAGCCAGCAAAGCAACCGGACTCGCAAACCTGGCAGTAAATCGCATAATAATGCCTTCGCCAGGTCGATACCGAAGAGTTTTCTTACTACGAATCAAACCATAGCCGCCGACATTCGTGCCAGTCGAACATTGAAATTCTTTACCGCCGTGATCGGTTTTCCAAGCAGTTGAGCCGCCCGTTGCTGAGAATGTTTCGTGAACATCATCAAGAACTCCGTGGAGCGCATCTATCTGAACGATTGGCCTGTTTTCAGTAACAGATAAGTCACCAAAGACTGTGGCCGGACCTTTGATTACTGTTTGAATTTCATAGTCACGTTTCAAACCTTCACGGTCAAAACCTGCTTTTTTTAGAACTTCAAGTCCATGATCGTCAACAGCCACTCAGAACCATCCTTTGGTCACAAAGAAATAAGTGTGCAAATAATTATGACAACACTGCTGGCGCGTTGCTCAATGAGGCAACTGTCGCAGCGGCATTGCTATAGTCAGAATAATCTAGAAAATTGTGTGTTGAACCTGGATTCAAAATAATCATTTCAGTCAACCTTCCCTGATGGAATCTTTCTATTCTTAGTCAGCACCCATACTGTCCACTTCTTTCCATCCCATACAGGTGCGCCCAAGATGGTAGTGTCCACAAGGGTATTGAGAAACATCTCGATACCCTGTGGATTTCTGCTAGTAAAGTGTTTCAAATAAACACCCATTCAATCTTACTGCTCAGAAGATGACAGAAGATATTCAACCATGAATCGAACCTTGCCAGCCGTGAGGTCAGCAGTACCGATTGTGATTGAGAATACTCTGTCATTAGCAGAGTTGCACAAGAACGGAATCATGTGGTCATTGGTGTCATCCCACAATAAAGCTCCCGCTTGAACACCCGCCGCAGTTACATAGTCAGCAACAAGAGTCGCCTCAGCAATCGCTGCCATGTATCCATCAGGGTCAGTTGTGTTACCAACTGCAACCGTTGAGCTCGTTCCAGCAACCGCTGTTTCAACAAGCATTGTCACATCTTTGATGATGGCGTTGTCAGGAAGTGGCGAATAGCCAGCCTTCGCAGACAAGTCGATGGCACCAGTGGCTCCACCGTCAACGTCAAAATCATAGATGTACTCCTGAACGTGACTTTTATTCTTAATTACAGACATTGTCCATCCCTCCTATGAAATCTCGACGACACGCTTGTCGTCTAACTGCTTGAAGCCCATCAAACAATCTACATTTATTCTTCGGGCTCTAACTCCGTCTACACCTAGGTCATGCTCAGATACGCTGATGCCCTGCTGTGAAGCACAAGTAAGATAGCTAGAATGGAACAAGTAAGTGGTTGAGCTTACTTCAGTAGTGAAGTGAGGCATGAATCCAAGCAACGCTGATGGCAATTCACCAGTCTGCAGTGGAGCACCACTAACTAAGAAGTCCGAACTTGTGACACTTGTTACTACCCTTTCGGGCGGGGTTCCGCTTCAGGTTCCCTCTCCAGCTTCGGTTGTTATACCGGAGGTCAGACTGTCGCTTACTAAGGTTTTCTCCCCTTAGCCCTTCTCACTCAGTCGTTCAGCCTGGCTTTACCCTTGGCCCCCGTCACCCACTTCTGGGCTTCCGAGTCAATCAGAGAAGGTTTATACAGAGCTCACGGCGTTCGGCTATGCCGCTGCATTTAACCCTGTTATATTGAACACATCATTTAATTGGCTTGCACCAACTACCATATGACGATCACTCTGAGGAACGTCCTGCGCATCAAGAAGGGTTTTGCCCTCAAGAAGGTCAGCCAGTGCCAACGTAGTACCAGAGTCATAAGAGATCTGATGGTCAGGTGTAGATGCACTTGGCACAGTCAAAGCGATGATCTTGCTCTGAATCTTCTTGTTGATCGAGTACACAGCCAGCTCACGAAGCTTGTCCATGTGTGGAAGTGATTGCAACTGAGCACGATTTGTGACAATGAAATCCTTCACAATTCGTGTGTTAATCACCAATGATTGTTGCGTTGCAGTCAACGCCTCTGCATCATTGCGCGCACCCTCTGGGAGCTCTTGAGCTTCGTCGAACTCAGGAAAAGTGGAGATCTTGCAATATGTTACCCTAGAGGCTTTTTATCCTCTAGTTCTTACGCTTGATTTTGCGCAAGTTCAGCATACATTTTCACCCTTTTGCTCATGCAAAGTGGGGTGCCGGACACTCTTGCCAGAATTATATTCTGCTCTCGCAGGTTCATCTGGTATGCGTTACGGTGCATCAAGTTCTTTGCTCTTGATGTTACCTCGGTATTCGCAGTCTCAGCGTTCACCGATTTTGCCCAGTACATAGAAGTCACTTACGCAACCTCTCCGGCCAAGTCGACCGTGTCTCCAAGATTCGCAATCTCACCTTCATAATCCATGTTCACCACGGACTTGAATGGAAGTTCAGCTAAAAGCACATCGTAGTACCTGCGGCTCCATACCTCAGGGACGATGACTGATAACTCACTTCCGGCTGTCATAATTTGATCGGCCATTAGTTACCTCTCTGTTGTTGGTTATATTGTTGTGTTAACTTCGAGTAGGAGGCCATATCTTCTGCCTTGCCTGACTTGCGGGCTTTTTCTTCCGCTTTCATAATTTGGTCAATTGTCACTTTACCACCGTCAACAACGGTTGGCAAATCTGTGTTAAGATTGCCAGACTTTTTTCCGAAAAGATAGGGCTTTCTAACCTTCAAAGAATCAACAGCTTCCTTCGCACCAAGTATCTTGATGTTGCCAAGGTTGGTGGTTTCAATCTGTACCTCTGGAAAGTCAAACAGATCAAGGTCATCCAATGCCTCTGCACGAATACCCGAAGCCATCGCAGCAGTCTTGATTGCACTCATCTTCTCGCGTGTCACCAGTGCCTTCTTGATGTTATCGCTCTCAGCTCTGGCCTCCATCGCTTCCTTCTCTTTCAACTCAGCAATCTCTTGCCACTGTTGACTGGCCTTCATCTGCTCAAGTTCTTTGGCCTTGAGACCTTCCTTGAACGTATCGCGCTCCTCGATCAGCTTCTTGTTAGCAGCAACTAGCCGCTCGAACTCTTCACGACCCACTGCAGATGGCTCTGGCTGTGGTTCAGGACTAGGTTCTGGCTGTGGTTCTGGCTGTGGTTGTGGTTCTGGACTTGGTTCACTCATGATGTTTCTCCTATGTTCTAGCCACCTATCTGCGGCTTTTCTTGGTCATTTCTTTGATTCTCTCAAGATATATATCCTTAATCAATCTGGATATTTTGGCAGTAAACTTCTCACCCATGCCTGTCGGGATGATCGCACGCCTTGGCACATGACGATGACTGCCATCATTATGCGTCTCGAACATCTTACGCAGCTTCTCGCTCCTACTCATCAGACCCAGCTCGACACCACCCTTGATGCGCTTCCAATTGACCTTGCTCAAGAACTTACCTGACAGCTTGAGATTCACAGGACGCTTTTGCTTGCCTGGAAACTTGTCTTTGACGCTGTTGGGATAGAAGCTATTGTCAGCACTCATTGATGCCACTTTGCGATTAGAGCGAGGTGTCTTGCGCTTGCGAGCCGATGCACTAGCCCTGTCAACCTTATAGCCTGGATACCTACCCTGACCTTTGACTGGACTCTTGCCAATAGACACCTCATCCAATACTTCCTCAAGTACCTCTGTGCCCAGCTTCTTCTGGAACTTGCGCGTGGCAATATCGTCCTTGTTCAGCTTATCAATAGTCGGCAGCTTGATCTTCACTGTCACCTTCGCCATCAGAACAACCCCAACACAAAAGCGAATATCCTGCGCAAATCATCGTTCAATAGTATGGCGTTCTTCACATCGGCCACTGGTGTCTGTGGAAACTTGCCGCGCAAGAAAGTATTCAATTGAGCCTTTGTTGTAATCCTACCAAGCTCAATGCGGTCAACCTTGAACCGACTGACAGCTTCTTCGGCAACAATACTCTTGATGTCGCTAGTGAGTGAGCCCTTGAATTTGTCACCTTCCTCTGGCAAGAACTGTCGCTTTGGCAACCCACTCTCACCACCGAACTGATTGTGACCATCAGCCTTGGCAGCTTCACCGCCCTTGATCTGTATCTTCACACCACTATCAGTGCGCACATACTCAAGAGCGTCCAGCATATCACCATGAAACTCCATGTTAGCCTTCGAGCCACGACCCTGAGCCTTCTTGAACTTCTTGTATTCTTTCGACAGGGCTGGCCAATCAGCTCCACGAATAGGACTCTCAGCCTTACCAACTCGACCTAGGATGTGGTCGATGATTAACTCACCAGCCTCATCCTTGATACGATTGCGCTGTGCCTCAGTCAATCCACTGGGCATCTCTATCTCTATCTCACTAGAGATTTCAGAGCCGCTGATGTTTGTCCCTATCACGCGATAGCTCACTCATCATCCTCATCAGTATCATCATCGTCATCAACGATAGTATCATCTGAGGCGTTATCACTATCGCCCATTCCATCCATGAACCTCGTTTGGTTTGCAATCTTCTCTTCAAGTATCTTCTTGAGAATGTCCTCTGCTTCACGCTCACTCACACCACGATCTTTCATGATGAGCTCAATCTGTGTGTTGATACCCAGCTCATCACGCAGCTTGATATTGTCCAGCTTCTCCTTCTCACTCATCAGAATCATCTGGTCGCCGAACTCAATCATTGGCTCCACATCCTCTGATATCAGGCACTCAGCATACTTCTCATCGAGCATATTCTCCTGACTGAAGTAGTTCAGCCACTTGGCAGTCTTTCTGATCGCATCCTTCTCAGCACACACAAAGATATCACGCTGAGATTGCACATCCTCAAGGCTTTCAGACTTATCCAGTGCCAATGCAACACCGCTCGCTGCACCCACACCTCCATCAAGCGATGCTCTCACACCACTGGTTGATAGATTGTTCGTGGTCAATAGCAGTGCCAGATACATCTCCACCTGGCTTGCAAGTGCATCAAGTGGAGGACTAGCAGTGATGAACTCAGCACTCGTCGTGGTGCCCTCATCATCAACAGGCAGATTGATCGTCTTATTCGGTCCTAGCTTCACTGTCTGTGGAAGGTTCTTGCCAATCATCACCAACTGACCATAGCCCTGAGTCACGCCAATGTGATGAGCGTTGGACAGCATACAATTCAGAAGCAAGTCACCATCAATCAAATCCTCACCACCTTCGGCCCAGTAATGGCCCTCCTGGTCAATGTGCAGATCAACAAATGGCAACTCTTCAATCGGGTTCATTATCTCAGCCATCAATGCCTCGCCTTCGAGATTGTATGGCTCACCTGTACTAGGGTCGATTATCTCGCTCCCCTTGGTAGTGAAGTGATATTTGTCAGTCCACCATATATAGGTTTTCTTCTCATGCAAATCCTCACCTTCATCTTCTTTGCGATCTGCAATCTTCTGATCTACACCATCACCCTTGAAGCTCGATGTCTGAATCCTGTGAGTTGCTGCAAGCTCAGGCACTCTCTGACTATCAAGCCCAACAGTCAATGCCTCACGCTCAAAGTTGGACAGGATGAACGCCAGTGGCTTTGTTCTGTCATTATGCTTCTCAACAACGTCATAGAGATGCGGTGACATTGGAATCCAAGCAGGATAGGCAGTACCCTCAGTGCTCTCAATCGGCTTGCAATATAGTGCTGAGTTCTTCTGCAGCTTCAACAGCTTGTTCAATGTCTTCATCTGAGCATTGGCTTGCAATAGCTTACCCAGGCAATCCAGTCGCTCTGTCTGCTCTGGATTATCCTCATATGACCTAGTGACGCCATTGCTGTAGACCCTTGCGAGCTTGTCAATGATCTTGCGAGTGACTGAGATGTTGCTCATAGCATATTCCATCTCACGCACTGTCGAGGTATCAAGCATCAGTGTCAGCAACTCACGCACATACTGCTTTGACTTGTTCTTCCATATCTCATGCCACTTATAGGCCACTGACTTTCTGCGCTTGTTCTCAGCACCCTCAATCTCAGTGATTATCTGATGCCGTACTTCTTCCTTCAATAGGTCATCTTCATTCTTGATTCTGTTTGTCATAGTCTAGTCCCTTGAAACGCTGCTCGCTGTGGTGGTTTGAATGGAATCAATATGTCACACAAATAATCCAAGCCATCACTCATGTGTGTCAGCTTGGCATTGGTCTTGACCTTCTCAAGACTAATCACATTTTGTTCAACATTCAATAGATCACGAACCACACCCTTCTGTTTTGTGGGATGCGGCTGGATGATTCTTTTGTCTAGTAGGTTGTTCATGTGCAGTTGCCGTTGCCTGAATCCTGGTGCTTTTCTTTTAACTCGAATTTCAGTGTATCCCATCCTGCGCAGTATCTCAATGTCAGGGTCGCCCTTAGTTGATCGGTTGTTGCCAGATGGGTCTGGATAAATGACACAATTATCTGGCGTGTATCCTCTGGCCATCATTGCTCGACCCATAGCTCTCGTGTCTGCGTTCTTGAGTTCTATCTCATCAATGCCCTTCAGTGTGCGGCCATCGTATTGCCAGATAGATGCTGCCATTGGGTCAACGTTGAAATCTAGACCCACATGATACCAATCCCACTCATTGGCTTTGTGTTCATGATTGTTCTTACTAGGCTCATAAGAGTAGTAAAAACGATTGCCAACCATGTTGACCCACTGACCATCAAGATAAGCATCACGCATAGTGCTGTCATAACTATCTTCGATGTCACTGACATAGTATTCATTCAAGTTCTCCATGTTGTCTGCAGTTCGTCCATAGATGATGCGTGTCCCAGGCTTCGGATTCTCAATCAAGTAGTCATAATACTCTGATGCCATGCCCTCTGGTGTGCCAACTGATGCGATCTGTGGCACCTTCGCACCCTTCACCCTCACACGACCCAACACTTCGAGATATCTCTCAAGCGGTATTAGCGTGAGCTCATTGATGCCAGCAAAAGCCCAGTTAGGTCCACGCAATTTGCGCTCACCACTATGCACATACACACGACCAGGCGACCACGGAAACTGAAACCAGAGGTCTGTTCTGTGGTAGTGATATTTGATCTTGTGTTTATCTAGCAACTCTTCAAAGATGAGCAGCATATCCTTCTTGAACTCGCCGTATGTAGGTGACAAGAATCCACCAGCATAGGGTCTATTGAGATATGATAGCTGAAACACTTTCATTGCGAGCGCGTATGATTTGCCCGAGTTGTGATGAACAGCACCCTCGGCAACATAGTTATTTGTGCCATACACATGAGTGTCCCACACCCAGTCATGGCCAATCTTCTCAATTGACTTGATTGTGGTTTCGGGTAAGGTCACTCCATATGAAGTACAATGTTGATTTGATTCGTGAGTTGAGTGATGGCCTGAGAACATCGAAAGAGATTGCTGATGCTGTTGGATGTCCACAGAAGTATGTCCAGAAATACCAGTTGAAGAACAATCTTCCACGCCCGAAACAAGGCGCAAGAGTGGGAGCATTGAATCCTTCATGGAAGGGTGGCCGATATGTTGACCGTGATGGATATGTGTTGATTGGTGTTCCAGAAGATCACCAGAGCGCAAGAAAGGCTCCACCTGGCAAGAATCACAGACGAATGTATGAGCATCGCTATGTGATGGAGCAAAAGATTGGCCGTTACCTGACATCAAAAGAAGTGGTTGACCACATTGATGGCAATAAGATGAACAATCATCCAGACAACCTGCGACTGTTTGCCTGTAATGGTGACCACCTTCGAGAAACATTGAAGGGCAAAGTGCCAAATTGGTCTGATGCTGGCTTGGTAAAGCTGCGACTAAAGAAGAGCCAACAGAAAGGTCTCTCAAAGATCGATACTTATAATCAGCGCAAAAGAGCACATGAGATAAGGAAGCAACAAATTCACCATGCGTGTGAACAACTCGGTAAAGATCATCCTTTTGTTTCGGATACGCTGCGGTTCCTAGAGAATAGCAAAGACCATGCTCCTGATGATGACTCAAGTAATATGTAGGTTTATTGATTGACCCGAACTCAACAAGTCCATCTATCGTACTGATGAGTGTATCTTCGCGCATACATCCATATCCACCAGACAGATGCAGCTTGCGTGTCTCTATGTCGCTATGAAACTCACGTTGATGTGGATTCTTGTTGTAGTCCCACTTGATGATTCTGCCCACATCACAGCCTTCTTATAATAACAACGTGTTCTTCTGTTAACTCATCAAACCAACTCTGCTCAACACACTCACCTGGCTCAAGCAGATTGGCAAAGCTACCAATGCTTCCATCCTTCACATCTAGGTCACGCACTCGAACAGTCCTGACACCAGAGCAATCATAGCAGTATGATCTTGTGTGATGACATTTGTTCTCACCACATCCCATGCAAGCGAATCTCAAAACTCCATGCCTTCAACACTATCATCAGCAGTGGTGTCTGGCTGGTCTGACCATCCACACTTATTCTTGAGTGAGAATATCAACATTGTGCGATCACCCTTGAGTGCCATTGATAGTGCTTTCTGTTGCAGCTTCAATCTAGTCGGTGCAAACATCTCAGTGAGATATTGCTCGAATGTTTTGTCGTGCTTATCTTTCACCCTTCGCTTGATCGTATCTATAGAGCAACCCATAATATCAGCACACATCTGCCTAGTTGGACCGAACTGCAGTATTGAATCGAACTTATCCCAATCAAAAGGCTGTTTCTTACCTGCCATGTCAATTCTCTCTTTTGTCAGTTTGTGGTGCAAGATTAGCTTTCTTGCCTGTGTATTGCTCCCATCTGGATAATATCACATCACAGTAATGAGGGTCTAATTCCATCATGTAGCACTTGCGGTTAGTCTTTTCACAAGCGATTAGTGTTGAGCCAGAACCGCCGAACACATCAAGCATCACATCAGCGTTATACTTAAACCGCCTAAACACCCACTCAATCAATGAAACTGGCTTCTGTGTTGGATGCACCCTGTTTTTCTTCTCAGATGCTTGTGTGAACATTCTAACCACTGATCTAAAGTTTGCCCAAGCAAGCTCACAATCAGTCTGGTCTGATTCACCATTGTTCTTGTCCCATACCATCCAACACTCGGAATCTGGAAGAGCACTTGAGTAGTAGTTTGCACCCCACCAAACGTGCTTGGCGTCTGGCCACATTCCATATATTAATTTAAACGCATCCTTTGCCGCGCTGTTGTCATCATCACCCATGATGTCTCCAGAATAATTTTTTGACAGCACTCCTGACTTTGAAACAGCGTTCATTCCATAAGGTGGGTCTGTGTAAATAATGTTTGGCACATCACCATCCATCAGTGTCTCAACCGCCAAGATGTCAGTCGAATCACCACACATCAACCGATGCTCACCCAACAACCACACATCCCCAGGCTTGCACCGAGTCTCAACATCTGTCGGCACATCGTCCTCAATAGCTTCTTTGGCTTCATCGACATCAACAGGTAGCTCAAAATCCTCAAGACCTAACAGCTCAAAGTCCTCGATTTCAAATGCCTTGATGTCATCAATCATCATGTTGTCGTCATGCTTCGCCAGTTCAGCAATCTTATTATCAGCAATCATGTGAGCGTATTCATCCGCATCTGTTGCGAAGTCTTGATAATCAACAGCACATTCAGGCCATCCCAGACTTTTGATCGCCTCGAGTCGTCCATGTCCACTGACGATGAATCCTGAGCGATTGCTCACGACTATTGGTAAGCGTTGCCCTTGATGGTCAATGATTTTGGACAGCATTTTGAGTTGTTTTTCTGGATGCGTGTTTGGATTGCGTGGATTGCCCACTAGCTTATGCACATCAACAACTGCATCATGCGCACATTCAATTCTTGGAGATGTTGATGATTCTTCCATCTTTCACAGGCTCCTTGATGTGGTTTTCAGTTTGCTCTTGTTGATCTTCTGGTATGACCAGACCCATATCTTCAAAGGCACCACTACTCTCACCTTGCAGAGCCTTATCCATCTCAGCAACATTGTCAGTGGCTTCTTTCCTTGCGGCTTTCTGCAGATCGCTTTCACTTCTCTGTTCGATATGTCCCAAGAATCCTGTAATCATGTACTCTGTGAAGTCTTTGGTTGTGTCGATGAGTGTTTTGTCAGCGATTAGTTTCTTGCCTCTGGTACGTTGAATATCTTGCACAGCTTTGAACTGCACAGTCAGTCGATTGACCAGTGTAGTGAAGTGATGTGAGTCACGGAGTGCGTGCTTTGCATCGTTTGGCAATGTCTTGTGCTCGAATATATGGTCACGCACAGCTTTATCCACCATGCGCTTCATTGGGTCAGCTTCAATCATCGTAGTGATAATTTGCCGAGAGGTTTTCCATCTTCATCATAGACATCACGCGAGTCTTGTTGTGCTTGTACTCGTCCGATGACTTTGACAGCTTCGCTATTCATTGATGGTCTATTGATTTTATTTGATTTGACGTACATCATCTCATGAGTGTGGTCATCATGTGGTACTGGCATGAGCATCTTTTGTCGTTTGCCGTACTTGTCTGTGATTTCCCATCTGAGCGGTCCAGACACACACTTTACTTCGAGAATATCCTCTGGATTCCGTGGGTCGCGCACTACTTCAATTTTGTGAACGTGTTGACCAACTGGCTGACAGTAGTCTTGCATTTTGCCATTGGAGTCTATTGTGTGGAAGAAGTGACAATGTTCGACTTCAACCCAGTCAGGTGTGTTGATGTTGCCCTTTTCATCTCGTGGTGCATTTTGGCTGACTTTTGTCCACCCTGTCCATCTCAGCATCTTGGCAACGCCTAGCTTGAACAGGTCAGAGTAGAAGCTGGCTTCTTCTCGGTATAGTCGCTTGATTGGTTGAACAGCTTGCTGCCTAGGTTTTGCAGCTTTAGGTTTCTTGGTGGGTTCAAGGCTTTCAGGATTTGCTGGCCTTGGGGCGGGCGTTGTTGGTGTGCTCATGATGTCATTCCTTGTTGCGATTTGTCTTGCAATTGCTTTGTTCTAGCAAAATGTAAGTATTTCACCGATAATGCAATCAAATCAAGTAAATTCAACGGGGAGTGTTATGTGTCAGACTTTAAGTCTATGAGTCCGAAGCGGATTGGTGCTGTG